TAACGGTACACTAACAAGCGATAACACCACTTTACTTGATAGTTACATTGCACCTTGTCTTAAATACTACTCACTCACTGAATCGATGTTGCCGATGACGTTCAAGTTCATGAACAAGTCTGTAGCTTCTCGCAACTCTGAAAACGCAACGCCTATCACAACAGGAGAATTGACACAGATTGAGCAACGTTACAGAGATAAGGCTGAGTATTATGCGGAGCGATTGAGAGATTTCCTAAAAGAGAATCCAACTATCTATCCGAAGTATCTGAATCCTGGTACTGGCTTTGATGTAATACGCCCACAGAACACGGCTTATTTTGGAGGAATGTATCTACCGGGTACGGATGATGACTGCTTCTACAATTACGATTTCCCTGATGACTACAAAAAATAAATGGCGATTGAAAAACGAAGCCAAATTAAAAAAGTATGACGCTCAACCAAATCATCGAAAAGATAAAAACCCAAGCGGAAAGCCACAAGATGGTGGGAAAGTTCGCAGTGGGGGCAGAGTTTGACTTCGCTGTTGACGAGGTTAAATACTACCCTCTTGTGTGGTTAGTTCCAAACGGCTTCACATTTAACACTGAGCAGAAGGCGGTCAACTATGACTTCTCTATGCTTGTGATGGACAGACAATTTGAAAGCAGTTCTAACACGATTGAGGTGCTATCTGACACGGCAGGAATAATCATCGACATTGTAACACTATTAAAAAGAAACGTAACCGATGCAGACTTTGAGATCGTGGTTAGCGGAACGGCTGAACCCTTTTTTGACTCACGCACTGATGTTGTTGCTGGGCATGGCATTAGTTTTACTATTAACACGCCCTACCTCGAAAGCTACTGCGACATACCAACGTGATACGAGTAGAGTTATAATCATTAGAGAAATATATGCAGTTGATAAAAAGATTGATTCCCTTCGCAATATCTACTCTGATAGCATTGGCAGCTCTACAACCACAGAGAGCCTTTTGTCAATACTCAGACAGTACGATCAAGGAAATAAATCAAAGACTGATTCAATGTATTGAGTGTGAGGAGAAGTTGACGCTCTACAAAGAGTTAGCAAAAAGCGACAGCACTCAGATAATGAACCAGGCTGCAATCATAACTAACCAAGAAAAAACCATTGCCAAAGAGAAAAGCAAAAACAAAATACTGAGAAGCGTGAACGCTGTTCAATTTGCTTTGCTCGTGTTGGCTATCATACTATGACAAATGTACACAGATTCAATCACGATTTCTCACCGAAAAAACTACTTCTTATCAGTGACATCCACTGGGATTCTCCCTATTGCCAACGTGACATCCTTAAACGTCACCTTGACGAAGCCGTCGAGCAAGGCGCAGATATTCACCTTAATGGGGACTCCTTCGACCTTATGGCAGGGAGGAGAGATTTTCGTGGAAGCAAAGGAAGCCTCAGACCAGAATTCAAAGTAGACCACTATTTTGACGAGATAGTCAATCAAGCGATTGAATGGTTCTCACCTTATGCTGAACACATCAAAGTTGTGGGTGTAGGAAATCACGAAAGTGCAATATTGAAGCACAATGAAATTTCCATACTTGACCGATTCGTTGGTGGGCTAAATATGAAGAACGGAACTCACGTTGAACTTGGAGGATATGGTGGTTGGATTGTTTACACCTTTAACAGAAACGGTTCAAAGGTATCATATCGAATTAAGTATATGCACGGAATTGGTGGTGGGGTCATCACGAAGGGGGTTATTGGGCATTCACGGATGTCCACATACATACAGGGTGCAGACATGATTTGGCAAGGTCACGTTCACGAAGACTATGAGATGAACTACCGAGTAGAAAGAATGAATCATGCGAATAATGTAGAAACAAAGGACGTGTTAATGATTAGGACTTCTACATATAAAGACGAGTATAAGAAAGGCGATGAATATGGAGCAGCAGGGTGGGCAATTGAAAAGGGTTTTTCTCCTCGTTTCATCGGGGCAAGATGGTGTGAATTAACGCCTGTCAGAATACATCAGAAAGCTATAGATAAAATGATTGTGAAAGCGAGAACGTATCAAACACAATGAAGATAGAAGTGAACTACATATTCCGTGAAGAAATGATTGATCCTATTTATGAGCAGATAGGATTACAAACAGAAGCTCAAGATGTTGAGATAGTGGAGCAGGGCATTTTGGACTTGACAAAAGTGGTAGGAGCTTCGCAATTTTACGAGATGACGCAGGTGTTTTGTGAGGGTTCTCATTCTTTTTATATAGATTTGCCATACGAAGAATTTAGATACATATGGCTGACAGTGTAAATTCTCCATCTCACTACACCGGTGAAGTGGAGTGTATAGATGCAATCAAATCAAGTATGAGTCATGAAGCTTTCAAAGGATATCTCAAGGGTAATATTATTAAGTATATTTGGCGTTTTGAGCGTAAGAACGGGCATGAGGACTTGCTCAAGGCACAATGGTACATCAACAAACTTTGTAAAGAAAATGGGTAATATAAACAATGCAAATTTGGACTACATCCTTCGCTGGGAAGGAGGACTCAGTAAGCACTCTAAAGATAGTGCAGCAGCGAATTGCGTACCTGACGGCTCAGGCGTTCACACCAATAAAGGTATTACGTGGGCGGCTTGGAAAGCTCAACATGGAGATTCGGAAGAATCAATCCGACGTTTCTATGAGATGACTCACGAAGATTGGAAGTCAATCTACAAGCTTTACTGGGAAGGCATAAAGGCAGATGATATTGAGTCAGATTTAATCGCTGAGTTTTGGGCTGATTTCGCTTGGGGTTCTGGTGTTTATGGAGCAGCCAAGCAACTTCAGAAATTTATCGTATCAGAGGGTTTCTCTATTGCAGTGGATGGGAAGGTAGGGAAGAACACTTTAAGTGCCTTAAATCGCCTTATAATCATGAAAGGTGAGGACTATATCTACTTGAAGTCATACGACCACAGAGTTGACTTCTTGAGAGGGCTTGATTCATTCAAACATTTTGGTCGTGGATGGATTAGCAGATTGAAAGATTTTCACAACTACGCATTAACCAAAATAAATGGCTCTTGATGATTTAGAAAAGTTTGGTGATAAGAACCGAGCGTTCAACCCTTCCGAGGATGACGGTATTTTGCGTATTGTTCAGAATTGGGGTAATGAGCTGATCGCTCAGATGCAGAACCGATTGCGGATCAATAAGACGAATGCAACGAGTTCACTTTCTCAGTCTATTGAGCCACAAATCACAGGAACGCAGAGCGGATACCGTTTGACTGTTCTGATGGAGGATTATTGGCAGTATGTAGAGGAAGGAAGGAGAGCCGGTAAGATGCCGCCAATTAAAAACATATACGAGTGGATTAGGTACAAACGACCTATCCAAGATAAAATTCAACAGTCACCTGATAAGATAGCAGCCACAAAGTCACTCGCTTACGTTATCGCCAGGAAGATTGGACAGAAAGGAACAAAGGCTCAACCATTCGTGACACCATCTTTAAAACAAGTCACAACCCAAACACTCGCTCAGAGAATTGGGAGGTACATTGCCGACACTTTAGGCAGTCCATAATTAAAAAAGTTTTTTCATTCTGCAAATTATTTTTATATTTGTGGCATGGAAATACAAGAAATTGTAAAGCTAATCAAGCTTAAGAAACGCCACGGCATCATCAAGCGTGTCAGTGAAGAAACGGGGGTAAGTATGCCCACCGTTAAAAAGTACATTGAAGGCAACGTCATATCAGACAAGGCTCTTTTAGTTTTAAAGGCTGCCCTTGAGGACATCGAAAACGAGGAGGTGCAGCAATGATTACCATTTTAGTTGAGGACAAAGATGTTGTTGTTGAGCAGTATTTTGTCACGTTAATCTTTGATCGTGAAGAAATCGAGTCAATGATTATGGAGCATTACCGGGATGAGTATTCAGACCATGTTTACAGAACAGTTGACGAAGAAGGTGCATCATTCACCACTGACTTTCTTTTGTATAACGACATCGAACGCCACGACGTTATCAACGACTTGATGTACTATCACGATATGAAACCAACAAAAATCAAATTAGTAGAAAATGAAAACAAGTAATGAAACAAACAACATTGTGAAGGCTCTTTTTGAGTTTCAAGGTAAAGTAAATGCTGTAAAAAAGACATCCAAGAATGACCATTTCCACTCCAGCTATGCGGATTTGTCCAGTATTCTGACAACCATTAACCCGGTATGTCAACAGTTAGGGCTTCTAATTACTCAGCACCCACATGATGACGTATTGGTCACTAAGATTTATCACGTTGAGAGTGGCGAATGGATGCAATCTGAACAGCTCTTGAGGATGAGAGATGCAAACAACCCTCAGCAATATGGTTCTGCTTTGACCTATGCTCGTCGTTATGCCCTTGCATCTATCTTCAACTTAAACCAGGCAGATGATGACGGCAACTCAGCAAGTGGGCATCAAGTTAAAACCGTCAAGGAAACCATCACACCACAACATCCAATGTGGGATAAAGCATTAAAACACATCCAGAACGGTGGCAACCTCCAAGACATTAAAGACAAGTTTGTTATCTCTAAAAAACACGAGGAGGTGTTGACGGCAACCAAATGACTAATGAGCAACGGATGGAAGTTACAATGACTCAAAGCCAAGAGGAATGGCTTAAAGCAAGAGCGAACAGATTCACAGCCTCTGTGGTTCACAAGTTAATGGGGAGTAGCCGGTCAGGTTCTCCCCTTTCTAAGACGGCAGAAACATTTGTATATGAAAGAGCTGCGGAGATTCTCACTGGGCAAAGTAAAGCGGTGTACGGTGATGCTCTTGAATGGGGTATAGCACATGAGCAATATGCATTTTTTAATTTCAATCAGCAGAACTTTCAGGAGTGGACATACTATGGCGGAGAAACCTATGTGTTTATTCCTTATGGTGAGTACAGTGGTTATTCACCTGACGGCTTGAGTGCAGATGCAATCCTTGAAATAAAATGCCCATACAATAGCGGCATCCATTTAAAGAACTTCAATATCTATGATGCAGATAGCCTTAAGCAGATACATCCAGAATACTATTGGCAGATGCAACTTGGAATGTTAGCAACTGACCTGGACTATGGCTACTTTGTTTCTTGTGATCCACGAATGCCAGAAGCAAAGCAGTTGCACATTGCAGAAATTGAACGCCACGAAGTTGAGTTTGAAATCAATGAGAAATTAGAGAATGCTTGGGAATTATTGCAAAATATTTTGTCAAATTAAAAAGAAAGTTTATATTTGAAGTATGGAAGTACCAGTAATTTTAGTTTTACCAATCGCATTAATCA